GTCTGGAGACGCCTTGATGCTCGTATATGACAGAGCGCACCAGTCATTGCTTGTGCCCCTTAATGGGGGCTTCAGCCGGGGCCACGGATTCTTCGCTCAAGGAAGACGCCTATAACAGCAAGTTCTTCACCGCCGGTGCAGGAACGGTCCTCCAGTGGCCTGGTAAGACTTCGTAAACGCCCGTCACTTCGCAAAGGAACATGCATCGCCACGCATTGTTTCCCCGCTAAAATCAGGGTGAATATGTCGGTCCGCCAGACAACCCGTCGACCTTTTCGACGACAGTTTCCGTGGGATCTAACCAAGGGACCAGGCGATCAGCTCTGGTCGGCAATAAGCCGGCTACCGGGAATGAATGGCGTTAGATGGTTGAGCCTGGGACCATCCAAATGCGGACGCCCGTAATGGTGATACTCGCCGTTCCTGCCAACGTGGTCGTTGCGGAATTGATAAAAGCGTCACTGGGCGTCCCTGGATCGGTCGCGGCGTCATGGCCAACTATCGCAGCACCCAAAGAGGGGTAAAATAGAATGTTGGTGCCTGCGCTGTCCAAGCGGAACCACAAGCGAATCCCTTGTCCGAGATTAACTGTGGCGCGATCATCGCCCGTCCGCAAACTGCGCCACGTAGTACCGTTGGCGCCATCGTTGGCGGCCGTCATCACACCCTCGCCGATCTCGCCCGGGATCAGGGCTGGTGTCGCCCATTGAGCCGTGGTAACGAAAAAGGCTTGGTTGATGGTCTCGGTGAGTCCTACGAAACTAGGGCTCGAGTCGATGATCGTCCGTGAAGTGGTTCCTGCGAATCGAATGCTAGAAGCATTTAAGAACTCGATTTCGTAGTGACAATTGATCAGACCTATGGTCGTATTGACAGCAATAGGGTTCACCTCCAAGAGGTTGAACAACCCTGCGAACATAAGATTTGGAACTTCCTGGTTCGTGGTATAATACAGGGCTTGCTGCGGCAACGACACGCCGTAAACGGTCGGCTTGAAGACTTGGTTCGTCTCCGCGCCTTCACGAGAAACGGCGTCTCGAGTGACCACATCACCTCCGCGCGTGCTACTAGGATCGTCCATAATGTCGGAGAGAGTGTAACCCACGAGAGCCCCTGCTGTGGACGAGGGACATATCGGGATATACTCAAAATGCATCGCGACGATGCGGAACATATCGTACATCTGCGAGAACGCTTGCAACCGGCTCCCGCCGAATACGGCGGGGGATAGGGGCCACGTGAATAAGGAACCTCCACCGCCCACTGTAATCGCGGGCGTGCTGAAAGAGCCGAGAAACTCTGTTCCAGCAATGAGGACGCCGTCTTTAGTAGGTTCGACGCGCTCCTCTTCTTTGAACACTTTGGAGGGGATCTCAAACGACGTGGTCACAGGGATGGGCTTCTCATAAGACTCCGCGGCGTCATGGAAATGAGCGCGCTCGGCATCGTACTCTTTTTGTGCTAGAGCGATGCGAGCTTGGAGGTCATCGCGCAACTTGATGCGCGCTGGCTGTGCAGCCATAAGGGTGGCGAGATCTTCGATGTCAGGTGACATCGCTTTTGTGTACTTAGATTCGGAATCCTTATAGACCTCCTTAACGTACGCGATCCGTTTAACCAGATCCGCCTCGTAGGCTTTGAGAGTGTCCAACCGGTGCTTGGCATGCCGCATTTGAGCTGCGGCCTGTCGCATTCTAGGCAGTGCGATCGCGGCTTGGGCGCCCCAAGCTTTGGCGGCTTCAGCGCTGGAGAAGAAGTGTAAATTCTTCTGAGCGATGATGTCCGCCGTCATTCTCTTCAAAGCCTCACGGGTCACTTGAGATTTAACACTCAAGAATTGTGTGGCTAGAGGAGAGTGAGAAGGGGCCCCACGACGGGCAACAAGCTGCTGACCGTGTTGAGAATGCCCGCGATCGGATCCGCCGCGGCCTGGGCGGCTTGCGGCGGTGCGTGTTCCGCCTCCTCGACGAGGAGTTGGGTCTCTTTTTGTAGCGTGCTGAAGTCGGCCTGAAGGGCCTTGAGTTCCTGCATCAGCGCGGAGTTGGCTGCGGATAGCTGCAACTCGAGATCGAAGGTTGGTGACTTTTTGTCGTGCTTCTTGGACATTTTTGCCATTCATTTGTTTTAATATGAGATGTTTTTATAATATTTGGCTTTAAAACACGACCCCAGCCGGGCCGAAAGCAGGCCCGGAACCGCGCCGGCGGGGATGTCAGCTCCCTATTCTCCCGTGAAGGAGGCTTCGCCTATCATAGCCTTAGATCAATTGTAGTCCGCGAGGGCTAGACTACTCCAGAGTGGGTGTTCACTGAAGCAGCTCTCCCCTTTGGACAGCAACGCCGCGAGACTTGGCCAAGTGCTAAACACCTCACCGTAACGTGCTCGCCCATAATCCTCCCACGCCTCTAAGTCCGGACTCCACCCTTGATAATGATAACGACTGGCTTTGAACAGCCCAGTCGCGAAGGGGGCCAGGCGTGGACACCCGGCTTGAATCCACAAAGACGCACGTGGAGGGAATAACTCCGACGCCAGTAGTGGCTCTCGATAACCAGTCGCCTTCTCTAAGGACATCGTAAGATAAAAACGGTCATTGTTGACGGCGTACGGCGCCCATCCAACAATGGCCGCTTCCACCAGCGGGCCTTGATAACAAGTTGAAGCGGAGATGGCGATGGTCCCAATGACATAGCGCAGCGCCTCTTGATAACTCGGGCGCTTGCCATGCCTTGCCTTCACGATTGTTCGCGGATCTTTCAAAGTTTTGAACATCTTCAAAAGAACCCCACTGAGCTTGACGGGCCCAAACATGGGCCCGCCCGTCCAAAGCGGATTGTGCAACCGCATTGGAGTGGCTTTTAAAAAAGTCACATCATGGATTTGACGGCCGAGTACGTAGGGGCTGACATCTCGGACGCTCATTTTATACTTGAGCATAAAACCGAGTTCTCGAGGGACCGCCGTCAAGGCCGGTCCTGCGAAAGTGTGCAAATAATTGTCAATGCCGCCTTGCTCGGCGAGAATTGCATGACGCCGTTCGAGGGGGTGCGAACAAAGTGTAGACAACACACCAACCAGTGAATTGAGGACTGAAAGAGCCAAGACCTGCCCGACATTGCTATTTCCGAAGGTGGTATTACTACCGCCCGTGTCACGATGTAAAGTGGAAGGGAATAATGGCGTAATCGTGGCAACACGAAGCGCGCCTGTTTTTGTGCGCAAGCGGGCCTCGTACGGAACAGCAGCGAGTCGGCGTTCATAGTCGATCGTGGGATAAGGAACTCCCAAAATCGCTTGACACGCGTACTCGAACGAAAGAGGGCCGATAGCTTGACACTGGTCGTACGTCTTCCCGTCCCATTCCCCATCAACCCTATAAGGGCCTATGACGAGGTGGAACGCCGCGTCGTCTCCCGCCAGGAGAACGAGGCAAGTATTCGGACTTAAAAGCGGTCCGAATTTGGAATAGAGAGCCGTCATGTCGGCTTGGCCGAGGCCGGGCACGAAGATCATATAAACGCCCACCTTGGGCCCTGAAAACGGGCCATAAGGGAGAACTGCGTCAGGCTCACGTTGAACGGGCCGCGCTAGTTCACGGACTTCAATACCAGGGCCTCGAATGTCAGGTGGCCCATCAGTTGTGGTTAGAGAAGAGGACGGGCTGCCGTCTGCGAGATAACCCATGCCTGCGTTACGAAAACGATCTTGTTCATAGAACAAGTCGATTGCGCTGGCAAGGTCGTGCACGCCGAAAGCATGCCCCATCCTTTTGGTGGCGTAATAGACCTCCGGACCAGTCTTAGCTTGCGCAATAGGGCTGACGTTGGCAATGGGTCGAGGTTTGGACACTCGAGCCACGCCACGGCCATCCGTATCAAGTTTATAGAGCTGTTCGTCGGTTTTGGTCATGACTTCAGTCGGCGCGACAAAATCGTCGTACGCCGCTGGTTGTGCGTTGGTTTGTGTAAGAGCCAAGACCAGGCGGGGTTTCGAATGGGGAGCGAGATGCGCCACCCATGCCTCCAGCACAGTGGTCCGATCATCGTGAAAAGTGGAAACTTGGTCACGTTGAATAGGGGTCCAGTGATATTTGTCACGCGCGATAGCCAGAGCTCGATAGACGGAACAGACGGCATTAGGGGTCCGAGAAAAGAAACGAGGGATGGACTTGATGTCGTAGTTCGGGCTGGTCACAGACCAAGCTCGTAGTGCGGAGTCTACGCGTTCGGGATACGTATCCGGCTCCAAGTGCTCGACCGACGGATAACCCAACCACGCTTCTAGTTGGACTTGACTCCCAGGCACTGCATCTTCGTAATCAGAGGCCTCTATCGCGAGGTCATTATAAGGAGTGCGGGCCGCTAGTCGTTGTTCGACAATGCAGCGCAGATTTTGAAGAGTGCGGGCGGGGACGACGGAAGGAACGTCGTGCGTCAAGGCGTGGTGGATCGGATTGGTCTTAACTTGGTCGGGGGCGGGTTCGGGAATGTCGTGGTACACAACCTTGTACTCGGGGTTCATGGGTCCTGGTGCAGACGTGGGGCCTGCGACCCGGAGTGTTATATTATCCACTCCGTCAAGGGTCAATTCAGAGACACGCTCAGTCCCCGATTGGATGTAGAACTTATCCTCGGGGTTGCTGTTCAGATATGTGTCGCGGAACAACTGCCAGGGGGTGCGTTTACGTTTCGGCCAGAGCAAATAGCATCCGGCGCCGAGAACGAGCACACCGAGAACCAACCAAGCACCCGTTGAAGCGGGGGTTTTTGGTGCGAACCAGTCGAAAGGGAAGGCCGTTTGGTCGTACTGTCCTGTCTGGGAAGCAATATTGTAGAAGACAGCACTGTTCCACATGTAATGAACACAAGTGGTACTGACTAGGCCGATAAGGCCGCCTAGCCGACGTTGAAGCGCGTAAAACCCGGAGTGCAAAATTGATCGAGTCACCCACATGTGAAGTGGCAACCAGGGATCGGCGCCTTCCCCGAAGGGGATACGAGCGCTGAGAATGTCCTGCCGTGCGTCCAACCAGGGAAACGCAAACACGTTCAAGGCACTTGACCAGGGGTCTGGGAGTTGCAATAAAACATACCGTCCCGCCTCTTCTAGAAAAGCTGCCTGAGCCAAGTAATTGGTATAGAGTGTCGACGCCTGTGCAGGGCGCGCATACCGACCGAACAGAAAGGCTCCTCCGACGGTGGCCGCCAAAACGGCGGTCCAGGTCCACGTCGGCGTTCGTGTGTCCGCTCCATAGCGAGTGAGAGCTTGATTACGCGCCTGCAGGTCAGCACCGACAAGTTCAGAGTGCGCCTCGAGAGTGGGGGTTTCGTCCGCTAACTGGGAAAAGGTGGCTGAGACCAAATCTGCAGCCATTTGGGACAACTCCCCTGGGAAAGCTTTCTCGAAGCGCGCAGTGTCAACGCCCTCCTCGAGAATTTGAAGGGCCATATGATATGCTTGGCCATTCGAGTAGGGCGACGCTTGCCGGGAACGGAGCTTGTGACAGAGCACAGCGAGAGCAGTCCGATTAACGAACGCTACGCGAGTGCTGAGCCAACCGCGGTCGATTAATTTGACAACGATCCAGCGGTACCAGCGGCCGGGAACGGCCGCCAGAACTCCATAAAGGAATGTTTCCAACCATGTGGCGTGTTCGCTTGGAACGTACAATCTCTTGGCGACATACCGGTCGAATTTGGCCAGAGCTCTACCAGGGGGAATCAGGCTGAGCTCGACCAACGTCACACGGAGTCCGTCTCTTTGTTCGACGCAACACCAGGACACTCCGTTAGAAGTGCCCTCGGCGAGCGCCCACTCTAAAAGCGGGTGCGGGCCGTAAGCCGGACTCGTTTGCGGGACTTCATAAGGATGATCAATGACGCTGGGTTGTTCCCCGGCGATGATCTTGTAAGTGCCGCACGTGTCCGTACCGTAAGTGTCACGGAAGTCGCGATGAATGAGCGCGACGACGGGACGCTCGACACCCGTGGCTGCCATGCGCCGCAGCGTTTGTTCGAGGACGGTCGGAGTGAGTGCGTCGGGGCCCAAATAATAGACGTTGCAGAGAAGCATTGCGTGAATGGGCCCTGGGCAATCAAACAAACCAGTGGCGTCTTCTTGAGTGCGACGCCGCAGATCTGCCGCGGTTAATAAACCTCCGCGGATGTAGATCGCAATGGGACGAGAGTCAGGCGCCAAATAGCCGCGCTCGTCCGGCCGCCCGTTAAGGAACTGGGCGATGCCTCGCGTGCGTGAAGAGCCATAGGCGTCGACGACGTTGATTGGAACAGTGAAGCGGGCGTGGATGTGGCCGAGGGTGCGGGCCGTCATCACCGAGCGCAGGTACGCGCCCGGGCCGTGTGGGTTGATCAGGTCTGGTTGGTTATCCAACTTGGGTTCGTGACCAAGAGTTTTTGCGTAACCCTGAGTGCGCAGGTCGAGATGATGCACGTGGGGTTGATAAGTCTTCGCACGATACTGTAAGTCGCGTGCTATGACTTCGCGTTGTACTGGAGGCTGAACGTGTTGCGGAGGCGGGGGCAGGTCACCTGGGGCGTGACCACGGCCGCGGCCTCTGCCGCGACCTCGCCCACCACGTCCACGACCGCGTTCGGCCATGATCTTAGGCTTTGATAGTATTAGATTGTATAAGATTAAATTGAATAAAT